ACCCGGTAGCGTTTATAGTAAGCGTAGCGGGCCTGCCGTTTGAAGAATCGATTCATTTTCTTCTTGAAATACCTGTTAGTTTCCTCAGCCCATTTCGACCCACCGGACACGCCCTCGGTCGCGAACCTACGAACCGAGAACGCCCGGAAAGCGTCGTCAATCTGATTAGCCAGCTTGCGACGCTCTTCATAGGTCAGCGCGAACACTTCCTGAACCCGACGAATGTAACCTTCGTTGAGGTTCACCTCGACGCTAACCCGCCCTTCAATGTTGAACTGCATTAGTACTCTCGGTCCATCGTCATGCGAAGCCCCGGCTCCGTTGGCGTAACCGCGGGGCGTATGGCTGCCGCCGTGTCACCGCTGTCGATGTGCGTTGTAACGAACGATCGGTTGTAAACCGACTGAATGTACCGGGGTATCGCTCCCTCGATCTCTTTGGCAGTGGCAGGGTCGTAGCCTCCCGCCAAGCCGATGAACTGGCCGTAGAAGATTTCCGCTCGGTTACTCGAGTTGGGGTTCGCTCCCAGATATCCGGCCCGATCCGCCCGAGCAGCGACGCCCAACGCGTTCGCGGCCCGAAGCATATCTTCCAGAACTTGGCCCGCAACGGTTGACAAATCGGGCGGGGCGCCCATCGAGTCTGGAGTGATGGTATGGCCCGCCTGACTCGTTTGGGCGATCAAGTAAGCGGCAGTCTCTTCGGCCATGCCAGCGAGCTCATTCTGGGAGAGAGTAGTCGTAGTGGTAAACTTGCGGCCTGCATACCGTTCCACGTCGCTCTGCCCACAGAACGCGTTGTCGAACGTGGCTGAGAACTCGGGAACGCCCGATGACGTAACTATCCAAGACTGAGTAAAGCCGTTCTGAACACTGTTGGGGTTGGCGACCGACACGAGTTCGGTCATTACCATCCCGTAGGTTCCCGCAGCGGTCGGCGAAAACTGAAACATGTAATTGCCATCGCCCAAGTAACTAACCGTAACCGACTCCGAAGCGGGCGACCCATTGAGATACAACTCAATCTCGAAATCAACTAGGGTTAGGTCGGGTACCGACGCGGGAACGTTATTGACGACCCGGTGGTAAATCCTAATGATTTGACCAATAGTCGGCATTACACTAACCCCCTTAACCTAATGCGGAACGGCTCGCGGATCCCCTGTCCGTTCCGACGCCTCACGGCGCCTTCTCCACCGTGACGTGCCACATCTTGCCGGTGACAGTGCCCGTGTCGGCGGTGGCGACGATCTTGATATCGTTGCTCGCAGCCCATGAGGTCGTGGGCGTCACGTCGTAGTAGAGAGACTTCACGGACTCGGAGCCGCTATGCGTGAAAAGCTGCACGGACAGACGTCCGGAGGTGCTGTCAGAGCGGATGAGTTGAGCGGCTAGGCGGAAGGTGATATTCCCAGCCCAGGGGTTCGAGAAGCCCAATTCGTTGTAGGGAACCGTCGTGTCACCAATGACGAAGTCGATGTGTATCCCGGTCGATGTTTCTCCGGTCGCAAAGGTCAGGACCGTCGCCTCGATGTTGATCTGGTCGCCATCGCTGGCGAGCGTCCCGCCGGGAAGCGTCGTGGAGTAGATCGCATGCGGCGCGTTGTCCGTCGCATCAAGATCCCCATCCGCATACTGCGAGTCGAGCACGTCCACCGCCGCGAGGCGCAGCTCGCCGGGGTCTTTGCCCGCGGTGCCGTCGGCTTCCTGGTAGAGCCAGCCGCCCGCCTCGGTGATGCCGCGGAATGTGGAGTCCAAATCCCCATCGAACCAATGCACGCCGATGCCGTCCACGTAGCTCGTCAGGTTCAACCCGTCGTGGGTGTAGATGTCCTGCGCGTCGAAGGCGTCGTCGTTGGCGAGAATGGATGTGCCGTGGTTGTTGATATACAGGCCGTAGCCGGTACATGTCGCGGAAAAGATATTCGCCGTCTGCGAAGCACCCGCGCCGACGACGGACAGCGCCTCCGTTCCGGGGTCAGAGGATTCCACGCGCAGCGACCCGGCCTTCTTCACGTAGACGTGGCCTGAGGCAAACCCGCCTGAGAGCGTGCGCGGTCCGTCCGTGTCCGCGATGTCGGATCCACCGCTGGGAAGATCGGTCAGGAACGCCAGGACCGACGGATCGCATCCCGACGCGATCAGCCCGTCGATGATGTCCTGCACCGTCGAGGTCGGCGTACCACCTCCGTTCGTAGCAAGGTGGACCGTCACCGAAACGCCGGTCACGCAGGACACCGAGAACGACTGGCTCGCCCCGTCGTTGACGACTTGATAGGTCACCCCGACGCACGGCGTACCGCCCCCAGGCGGGCAGCGGAGATCAAGGTCGTTCGTGTTGTCGTGAGCGGTGAAATTGCGGACAAGGCTGTGAATCGCGAACAGGTCCGCGTCCTGCCCCGCCGCTCCGGTGATCGTCGCCGTCGAGCCGTCCGCGTCGGCGTCCGCATCGCCTGTTCCGTCGGCGTCGCGCACGAGCACCGAGTAGGGCGTCCCGCTGGTGTTCGGCCCCGCCGGTCCGGTCTGCCCCGTAACCCCCGTCGCCCCCGTCTGCCCGGTCACGCCCGTGACGCCGGTTGCGCCCGTGTTGCCCGTCGCACCCGTCGCGCCCGTCTGACCCGTCACTCCGGTCGCGCCGGTGGATCCAGTGGCGCCCGTCGCTCCGGTCGCACCTGTGGCTCCCTCGGTGCCGCCTCCTCCTCCCGCGGGGGTGCAGTCTGCCCACACGGACGAGCGGCAACACTTCATCGAGACGGCTCCGGTGCCCGTATTGAGAACACGAATTCGTGCTCCTGGCGTACAAGCCCCTGAAGGTGTCGTTGTAACGATCTGGGGAGTGTCGGCTTTACTGACGACGCCCTGAGCAAGACCCAAGGACGTTGAAGCGATCAGCGCAAGAACCGCGAATAGATATTTTACCATGTGTGCACCGAGAAAGGAGCCGAACCGGCCTCGTCAAGACGGATGTAGATCCCGCCGCCCCAACTTATGTCCCCTGGATCGTAGGTAAAATCGGCCGGAAACACGATATAGTTTCCGTTATCATTCGTTCCGTTGGCTACAAAAGCTATGCGAAATGCAGCGGTTCCTATCGAGGCCTGTTCCCGAATTGCGATGCGCTTAACGGAGAAGCGGCTTCCGTCGTTCGCAAGAGGCCACCGTTGCTCAGTGTTGGTTACAACAATTCTTGCGACTTCCGGTTGTCCGTTCGCCATTGCTTAACGCTCCGGGAGGGTCGAACCAGGCCGAGGGGGCCGCTGCCCCGCTCGACCCGGTCCAAACGGTTTACTCGTCGTTTCCAGCGTCGTCAACGACCGTTTCCTCTTCGGTGGTCTCCGGCTCGCCGGCGATCGCCGACCGCAGCTTTGAGGCTTCGCTCTTGGAGAGATACTTCGCCTCTCCAGCCTCCACCATCCGCTTACTCACCTCTTTGGAAACCACGAAGCGGCTACCCACCCCGTAGTATCCCGGAGGCATTCCGTCCACGCCAACGCTGAGGTTGATGTGGCGCGTCAGCTCGATACCTCGTGCCATCGTATCCTCGATTGAAGTCCAAGGGCGGGGGCCATCCAGAGACCCCCGCCCAGTTCGCTATTCGTTACGTGACGTTCGTGTAGAGGAACCCGAGTTCGCTGTCGCCGACGATCTGGTCCAGGAGCATGCGGCCCCGGATGATATCGGACGTCAGGCGCTCCTCGCGATACCGGTCGATCACGACCTGGCCACCGGGCAGAATCGGGATCTTCGGGAACACCTGATAGGCGAACCCGGGAACCATGATTCCGGCGGTCTGCGGCTTGTAGAACACGCCGAAATGGGAGGCGCCCCAGACGTACGACTTGGACGCCGTAGCCCCCTTCTTGGCGGTGTTCTGGATGCTGGGACTGACGGACAGCCCGGCCAGACCAAGACAGGTGGCGATCTGCGCACGGCTCAGTGCGCCGACAGCCGACGCACCAGGAGACGTGTTCAGGAAGACGTTCTTGATCTGGTTGTTCTGACGCAGCATCTTGTAGACCTTGTAGCTACAGAACCCGTAGAGGTTGTCCTCGCTGACGCCCTTCTTCGAGATGATCTTCTCGATGGCCGTCTGGACGTCATCGACGGGCAGTCCCGTTGCCGGGGTGTTCCAGCTGCGGCCGGACGTGTCGGTGTGTCCCGACGCGTAGTTACCGGTCGTCGTGAGCAGCGCAGAAACGAGAAGCTCCTTCTTTAGCATCAGCTTCTGCTTGACGACCATCGAGCCGTCGCGGACGGCGTCGTACGGGTCGTCGTACTGATCCTTCTGCACGTCGTCGATCGGGAACTCGAGGCGGAACTCTTCGATGTCGAACGAAACGCTGCTGACGTCGAAGTCGATCATGTAGCCGGGGGTGCCGACCTGACGGGCCACGAAGTCGACGCGATAGTGCTCCTCGCCCATCTTCGCGACCTTGCCGGTCAGCTTGTTCGAGAAGATCGGCGGCATCACATCGTCGGCGATCATCCCTTCGTTGGTCGTGCCCAGGAGAATCCCGGACGCGAAGGTATCGATGTGCGTTGAACTCGGCAGCGGCATCGTTATCTATCCTTCTCCTAGTCCGGGTCGGTTACGAAACCGACGAGTTCACAGGGCCGGTCTGGATGAGAACACAGATCTCTTCTCCAGCGCCAGCGGCGGTCTCTCGGGCGATCCCGAGCATGTACTTCAGCCCTACTGCCGTCGGAAGGGTGACTGCGCGGCCCGTCGAATCGGCGGTAACGCGAGCACCGGCGGTGATTGCGGCACCAGCCAGAACGCGGGCGACGCCATTGATCTGACAGGTGACCTGACCGCCCGACGCCTTGGGGAAGGTGCAGACGCCCATGATGGGCGCGGTCTCGTCCACGGCAAGAGCGATGGTGTGCTCGCCCGTGCCGGCCTTGAGAATCTTCTGTTGAGCCGCCGAGAGATCCTCTCCAGCGGTTTCGGTGATTCGGTCACCGAAGGTTTCCACCGACATGATTTAGTCCTTTCCGTTGACTGGAAGTTTACTTCTCGTCCGCCGAACGAGGCGGCGCAGGCTTCGCGTAATGCCCGAGTGCGGCCTTCGCCTCTTCGGGGTGCTCGCCACGAACCACGTCCATGGCGTCCTCGTACGTGAGCTTCTTCGCCTTCATGGTGGAGAGAACCTCGTTGTGCAGGTCGAATCCACCAGCCTTCGGAGTTCCGGAATGAATTGACTCGCCGAGGCGCGTCACCACCGGACCCGTCGTTGCGAACCGCTCGAATGCGTTGACGTCACCGCCGAACCAGAGCTTCTTCTCGAAATGCTCCAGAAGTGCGGCGTCATCCATCTTGTCCCAGCCCTCGACCGTCTTCGGCTCGAGACGTTGACTGCCCTTGCCGTCGTCCAGTGACAGCTGAATCGCTGCCTTGATCCGGCGAATCTTGTCGGAGTTCTGGTTGGTGAGCATGGTCGTCTCGAGACTCTTGACCCGCTCGTCCAGGGGGCCGACACGTTCGGCCTCCTTCTTCAGCCGCTTGTTCTCTTCGACCATCGCTTCCAGCTTCACGCCCACCTCGTCCTCGGTAGCAGCGCCGAGGAGTTCCAAGTGCTTTGCATCCATTCGGTTCTCCTTGTCCCCGATGCCGGAGACGAATATGGTAAACTGGGCGGGCAAGACTACCTCACCGGCCTCGAGATCCAGACTCTTGACCAAATCGTACTTTGGGTAACATCCGTTCGCGAGCCACTCGTTGGAGCCGACGAGGCTATATCGACGCTTGCCAGTGTCGTCGTTCTCCAGCTTCATGTCGATTCCCAAGAAGGGAATGTTGGTGATTGCCCCGCCGTCGAGAACGGTACCGATCGGCTTGCCTTTCTGATCTTGATACTCGAACAGCAATTCTGGAGAGAATCCCCTGAAGCCGCCCCCCTTGAAACGGTCGTGGCCTTCGGTACTGAACTCCATGATACCGGCAACCCGGTCTCCGTGTCGGGCCACCGACAGGATGAACGCCGCTGCCGGAACTACCGATTTTAGCGCCCTCGGAACGTGCCCAAAATAGACAGGAACCGGCCGACCCAAGTGCGAAAAGTTGGCCACCATTTCGTCGAGGGCGGATCCACTAATGTCGAATTTACCCTGGGTCGGATGAACATAGCCTTTCCCTTCGATCGCCAAAACGAGACCCTGCCTGGGTCCACGTTGTGGGCGCTTGAGTTGCATGGAGGCCTTGCAGATGGCCGTGGCCGACGCCTCGTCGTTTCCCTTGCCGACGACGTCTCGGATACAACCTTCCAAATTCGGCATTGGCGTTTAGTCCTCGTACATCAGGTTAACGGCGTCGATGGCCATGGAACCGACCAACTCGTCGTGGGTTTCGGTGCCGTTCGGGTTGCGGGCCAACATACCCAGTATGTACGTCGCGTCGCGCTCGGCCACCTCGAGAGCCTTATCGCTATCAATTCGCGCGAGTACCGTCTCGAGCGCGGTGACCAGCGTGGCGTACGACTCGTTCGTCAGACCAATCTTGCGAATCTTGCGTATGGTCGTAGAGGCGGCGGAGTAGTACCGTTGTTCAGCCTTGATGTCGCTCCGACTACGCCCGCCACCAGGGGATTTCTGCGCTCGCTTCGGGCCTCCGCCCGCAGGCTTATCGCCTCGACCGGTGCCCGGTATGCCATCGTGGGGATTCAGGCCCGCCGGTTGCATCTTCTTCATCATCTCCATCGCGCCAGGGGTCTGGTCGATATCTGACCGAGGCTCGAAGTTGAGGCGCTCGACGAACTGACGCTCATATTCTGGGGAGTAAAGAACTGCCTTCTTGGCAATAAGGTCGCCGAGAATAGGTATGTTCCGGGTCGTCTCGAACGGGTCGGCCTGCTTAACGATCAGGCGCGGATACTCGTCAACTTCATAGTTCGGGTCAACGAATCTGGGAATGGTACCCGTAAGATTGCCGATCCCAAAGTTCTCGATATCGCAGATGCCCTCAGCGATACCGCAGATGATAAGCGCCGCGTCGAGTGCCTGAACCTCAGCCGCCGCCTTTGCCTGAGACTGGCCCTCGGCGACGACAGCGTGGGGACGTCCACCCGCCAGAAGAATATCCGAGTTCTTCTGGGAGATGATCTTATCCGCCGGCATCGGCTGGCCCTGGGGCGTCACGAACGTATATTCGGTCCCCTCCTTGCTAACTGCGTAGGCTCGAGCCTGGTCCTGGCCCCGCATCATCTGCGCGGTCTTCTCGGCGTTCTGATATTCCTCTTCCGTCGCGCCCATGCGAAGCTTTGCGACGGGAACCGGAGAGCCGAACTTCTGCACCGCGGTCGATTCCACCTTCTCGGTGAAGTCCTTCATTGCGTACGGCTTCCACATGGGCCGAATCATGGGCCTGCCCATGTAGTTGTTGCCGATCATCTCAAACACATACATCTGAAGCCGTCTCGCCGGTAGGTCCGGAAGACCCAAGCGGCGGACCAACTTCAGATTCTCGTCTTCATCCAACTCGAAACCCATGATCGTTTCTGGGTGGATGTAGACCAACTTGTGGAAGTAGTTGTACCCGTCGCGATAGCCGGGGACAATACCGTGAATGGCGAAGCCGATCGAGATGGATTCCGCAATCTCGGTAATGCGCTGATTCCAGGACGTTGCCGGCTGCCACTTACGGTAGCCCTCGCCCTGGCCATACATACTGTACCGAACGCGGTCGGCGATCTCTTTGTCTCGAGCCTTGTCGCTGGCCGGTTCAACAATCCACTTGGCCCGCCGCATGGCGTATAAATGAGATGAGAAGGTCGAAGCGATGACTGGGTCGTTCCTCATCCGCCGAACGGTATCGACCAGAGCGCCCGACTGAAACTCTTGGAGATACTCGTCGACGTTCCGGTTCATGAACCGACCAAGCCACGGCGGGAGCGAATGAATGCCTTGTCCTACGCGCAGCATTAGTATTCCCTCTCGCGTATATCAGTCTTGGGCAACGGGGCCATGTCCGTCTTGGTACCGCTCTCGCCTTTGACCGGGAACAGAATCTCAATCATGTAACCCAGGGCGTCAGACGCGTGAGTGATACGCTTGTCGGTTTCCTTATCGATCTGTCGGGTGCCAGGCTTCCAGGAAACCTTCTGCAGATCTTTGATCAGCGTCTTGCAGCGTGGGTGAATATGGAGTCGCGGCGGGCCGATCGCAGGCTTCAGCGCCGCGTTCACCGCATTGACTCGGTCTTTGTGGGACGGGTTCCGGCGATCCTCAGATTCCGAGTCGTGAATCTCGAGACTGACGTACTTGTACTTGCGACGCAACTCGTTTAGGATTATTTGATAATCGGTCTCCGACGCCGAAGTGTGGGAGTAGGTACCAGACACATCTCCGTGGACGATGATTTCGGAGCGGTGCTTGCCGTATCTGGAGATGATCTCCTGACAGGCGCCCTTGGTATTGATCCCACCCCAGATCGCTAGTTCGTCGAACACGTATATATGCTTTCCCACCACCTGGGAGATAGTGGCGCAAAAAGGTTCGACGTTAAAGTCAAAGGAAATCCGTAGGGGTAGGACGGGTTGATACATAACTGCCTTCGTGACATTCGTCTCGAAGGCAAAATCATAGCAGGGCAAGGCTCCAAAGTCGATAAAGTATGCTTCGTAGAGTCGAAGGAATTCAGAGAGCGGTAGACGTCGAGCCTCTCCCACAACGAACCGGATATACTTACCACGCGGGCAGCGGCTCTCATGTTGGTTGGCTAACCCTTCGAGTTTCTTAGGCTCTTTCGAACTGGCCAGGTCCACGGGTATAGCCTGGCCACCCGCACAGGCGCATCGCTTGACGGAAGCGAGGTGTCGCCAGGACCAGGTGAAGGCTGTGGCTTCAGGGTCATCTCCGGACTGGGCTCGTTTGAAGATGTCCTCAGCGATACCCTGGTATAGTCCCGGGTTGCCGTAAAATTTGAACGGCCCAAGTGTACCCGATCGTCGAGACGATAGCGCTCCATAAGCCTCGTCCGTGAGTTCGCCGAACTCGTCAATGACCGCTCCCGCGATCGTGGGTCCGAAAAGGTTCTGCGCCCGCTCCCATGAACGAAACTCAATGTACCCACCGTTGATAAACGAGACGTACAGCGGCGGTCTAGTCGTGTCGCGGAGAAGGATTCCTGCGCTCTGGGCCAGGGCAGCAACAAGCCTCGCTCCGATCCGGGCCTGTTCGTACGTCGGGCTTGCCCACCACAACCTAAGAAC